CTGGGCGCCTGGCGCGATGCCAAGGCCAGCGCGTGGAAGGCGGCCGTGGACTGGCTGGTCAAGGGCGTGCTGGCGCTGCTGCTGGTCGGCATCGCCGTGCGGCTGGGCGTGGGGGACATGCTGTCGTGACCCCGGAACAGGTCCGGGGTGACATTCCGGAACAGGTCCGGAGTGACAGGGCGGCACCGGTTCTGCGCATTGCCGGTTATGCGGCGTTGTTCGACCGGCCCGATGGCGCGCGCGACACGATCCGGCCCGGGGCCTTCACGCGCACGCTGGCGGAACGCGAAGGGCGCTTTCCTCTATACTGGCAGCACCGGCCCGAGCGCCGCATCGGCTGGGTGGAGATGGCGGGCGAGGACCAGCGCGGGCTGCGGATCATCGCCAGCATCGACAATCCGGACGGGCGCGCTGCCGTGCTGCTGCGTCGGCGCGCGGTGAGCGGCCTGAGCTTCGGCTACCGTGCGCGGGCCTATCGCCACACACCGCAAGGCCGCGAGCTGGCCGAGATCGATCTGTTCGAGGTGAGCGTGGTGACGCATCCGCTGCAACACGGGGCGCGCGTGCATTTTTTATCTGCGCCCTCAAACGCCGGGCGCGAGCCATCCGGCTCGCTTGGCTTCGCGGCATAAGCCGCGGCGGCCAGTCGGCTTTGCCTCGCCGGGGCTCGGAACTTTTTCCATTTTGCCACCTCGCGATTGATCCGGGCCGGAGGAGGTCCGGCAAGCACGGAAGTGCACCTTTGGTGCGCTGTCAAAGGCCACCCGCACGTGCGGCCGCAGCGGGTGCAGCTTGCTGCACGTCCAGCGAGGACGAACCCGGATGCGGGTTCGAAACACCAAGAATCCACCCTGAGAAAAGGAACATCTGATGGACGTAACTACGCCTGACCAACCCACCGCTACCGCTACGCCCCTCGACCCCGCCGAAGCGAGTTTCGACATCGTTGCGCGGCAGGAGAGCACCGAAGCCGCGCTGGCGGATCTGCGATCCGACCTCGACCGGGTGAAGGCGCGGATCGGGCGGGCGGCCCGCCCTGCCCTTGGCACCGGCGACGAAGCGGCACCCGAAGTGAAGGGCTTTGTCGATGGCTACCTGCGCCGCGGTGCGACGCAGGAAATAAAGTCGATCACAGCGGGCGTGCCGGGCGATGGCGGCTATGCCGTGCCGCGCCAGATCGATGCGGCGATCGCCCGCCAGCTGACCGAGATCAGCCCGATCCGCGCCATCGCGCAGGTCGTGCAGACCGGCAGTGCGGATTATCGCAAGCTGGTGACGCTGGGCGGGACCGCGAGCGGCTGGGTGAGCGAGAGCGCCGGGCGGCCCGAAACCGCCACGCCCAATTTCAGCGAGATCGCGCCGCCGACGGGCGAGCTCTATGCCAATCCGGCGGCAAGCCAGGCGATGCTGGACGATGCGGGCTTCGACCTCGAAAGCTGGCTGGCGAGCGAGATCGGGCAGGAATTCGCGCGGGCGGAAGGCGCGGCCTTCATCAACGGCAGCGGCGTGAACCAGCCGCGCGGGTTCCTGGCAGCACGCATGGCGGAGGAATTCGACGAAGATCGCCCCTTCGGCACGCTTCAGTATATCGCCAGCGGGGATGCGGGCGGCTTCGGCGCGGAGCCCGATGCGATGCTGATCGACCTCGTCCACTCGCTGAAGGCCGGGCACCGGCAGGGGGCGAGCTTCGTGATGAATTCGGCCACGCTGGCAGAAGTGCGCAAGCTGAAGACGGCGAACGGCGCGTTCCTGTGGCAGCCGGGTATGGTGGACGGCCAGCCCGACCGCCTGCTGGGCTATCCCGTGGTCGAGGCGGAAGACATGCCCGATATCGCGGCGGGCACCTGCCCCATCGCCTTCGGCAATTTCCGCCACGGCTATCTGATTGCCGAACGCAGCGCGACACAGGTGCTGCGCGATCCCTTCACCAACAAGCCCTTCGTCCATTTCTACGCCACCAAGCGCGTGGGCGGGCAAGTGCTGGATAGCAATGCGATCAAGCTGCTGAAGATTGCCGTGTGATCGCCCTCGCCCGCGCCGTATCCCCTGCGGCGCGGGCACCCTTTCCTGACAATCGGGACGTGTTTTTCATGACACCAGACCTATCCGGCCAGCCTCTGGCCGACCTCAAGCAGTGGCTGGCGATCGGCGCGGCGGGCGAGGATGCGCTGCTGCTGCGCCTGCTCGACACGGCGTGGCTGATATGTGCGCGCTTTACCGGCCACGGCGCGGCCGAGTGGAGTGCGCTCGACGAGGCGCTGCGGCACGGAATCGTGCGCTTTGCCGCGCATCAATATCGCGAGCGGGACGAAGGCACGGCGCCCCTGCCCGCAGCCATCGCGGCGCTGTGGCGGCCGTACCGGCCGGTGCGGCTGTGACGTTCGCCGACCTGGCGGAGCGGCTGACCCGCCGCGCCGCGGCACATGCACGGCGGCGGGGGCATGACTGGTGGCACCGCGCCGACCTGCTGTGGCCCCTCTTCACCAACAGGGAGCGCTAGATGGAAACCGCCCTGCGCAGCGCGATCGCCGGCTGGCTGGCGAGCGATCCGGTCCTGTCCGAGCACGTGAACGCCATCGCCGAGGAAGCCCCGGCGGCGACCAGCCCGCCTGCCATCGCCATTGCCGCCAGCGCCAGCACCGACTGGTCGACCAAGACCGCCACGGGGCGCGAGGTGCGCGTGGCGCTGGAGCTGGTCGGGCGCGGCGACGATCCCGCCGAAACCGCGGCGCTTGCCGGCCGCATCGAACAGCGCATCGCCACGCTGACACCGCAGCAGGCGGGTTTCCGCGTGGTGGTGACCCGCTTCCTGCGCAGCCGCGTGGAGCGCCGACGGCGCAATGGCCGCGCGGTGCTGCTGGAATTCGCCTTCAAACTCATCGCAACGGAGTAATCGACATGACAGCCCAGAAAGGGGCGGCCTTCCTGCTGAAAATCGGCAGTGGCGGCGCGCCCGTTACATACGAGGCCGTCGCAGGCCTCAGGACCACGCAAATGAGCGTGAACGGCGACACGGTGGTCGTCACACACAAGGAAAGCGGCGGCTGGCGCGAACTGCTGTCGGGCGCGGGGACACGGTCAGTCTCTGTATCCGCCAGCGGAATTTTCCTGGGATCGGATGCCGAGCACGCGATCCGCAACCACGCACTGGCCGGAACCATCGACCAGTACGAGCTGAGTTTCGAGGACGGCGCGAAGATGCGCGGCCGCTTCCTGGTGCAGCGACTGGACTATGCGGGCGATTTCAACGGCGAGCGGACCTATTCGGTGCAGCTCGAAAGCTCCGGACCGGTGGTGCCGTCATGAGCAATGCGGCGAGAGGCGAAGCGGCGCTGACGATCAACGAGAAGGCCTGCCTGCTCCGCCCGAGTTTCGATGCGCTGGTGCAGGCGGAGGAGGAACTGGGTCCGCTGTTCGATCTGGTGGAGCGTGCAGGCGCGGGCAAGCTGCGCCTGACCGATATGGCTGCGCTGTTCTGGCATTGCCTGGCCGAACGCGGGGATCTGACGCGGGAAGCCTTAGGCGAAGCGGTCGTCGCACAAGGACTGGCCGCATCCACGAAACCGCTGCGGATATTGCTGGGCGAAATCCTGAAGGGACGGGTGTGACGTCGCCCACCCACGATCCCGGCCGCAAGCAGGGGCGAAGTTCGTGAGCAAGCCCTTCACCAAGGGGGCGCTTCGGCTGGCGGGGCTGGCGGCCACGCATCTGGGGTGGAGGCCCGGTACGTTCTGGCATGCCACACCATCAGAGCTTGCCGCCTGCCTTGCCCCGCCCGCGCCTGCCGGAAGCCCGCCCACACGCGCCGAGATTGCCGCGCTGATCGAAAGGGATGCCCATGGATGACGAGATCGAGGAAATGATCGTGGCGGTTCGCGCGGATACGCAGGCCTTCGGAGCGGACATGCGCGCCATGCGAAGCACATTCGATGCGACCCTGCTGGACGGCTTCGACCGCGCGGGAACGGTGCTGGAACGAGGGTTGCTGTCCGCGATCCGCAAAGGCAGCGTCGGCTTCGACGATCTGCAACGCGTAGCGGCGCGTGCGCTCGACCAGATTGCCGCGCAGGCGCTGCGGCTGGGGCTGGACGAAGTGTTCGGCGGCGGCGGTAGCGGCGGCGGATTTGCCGGCTTGATCGGTACTGCGGCCGGGGCGCTGTTCGGCCTGCCCGGCCGTGCGACCGGCGGGACCGTTTCGCCGCAACGACCCTATCTGGTCGGCGAGCGGGGGCCCGAACTGTTCGTGCCCGCAAGCGCCGGTCGGGTGGAAGCGAATGCGGGCACCGACACGAGCCGCGACGTAAAGGTTTCGATCGCCATCGCCGCACCGCGCGGCACCACTGCGCCGGTAGCGATGCAGCGCAGCGCGCGGCAGGTCGCAAGCGCGGTTCGCCGGGCCCTGGGCACTTAGCCTTCGGCAACGGACACCCTCCCCCAAACGAGACGCACCGCCCCGGACCATGCCCGGGATGACGGCACGCTATTCACAGGAGTTTCGCAATGAGTTTCTGGCTTGCCCGCAAACCCAGCGGGCAACATTCCGATCACATCCAGCGGTTCGATCCGCGGTTCTGGACGGTCAATTTCCCGCGACCGATGATGGCGAGTGTCGTCACCACCGCGGCCGACGCGCTGCGGGTGGAGTGCAGCTTCCACCACGAGGGCGAGCTGGCCGGACTTATCTGGGAGAGCGAGGATACGCTCGACCACCCGCTGCTGGCGTATGAAACGCGGTCCGATTACGCACATTGCGTGCTGCGTTTTCGCTGGCGCAGCGGCGCGGTGCTGGCGCTGGACGTGCCGCATGGTCCGACGCTGACGATCGAGGGCCGCGATGCAGAAGGCAGAAAACGGGCCTGGTATGTGCGCCTGTGGAACTATGCCAGCGGTTCGCCGACCGATGCGCAGATCGAGCTGCGGTTTTCCGAGCTGGAATCGGGTTTTTCCCTACCTGGCGAGGCGATCCATCCGCATGATATCGAGCGCATGTTCATCAGCCTGGCCCCGCAGGGCTATGTCGAGGGTAGCGAGGCCGTGTTGCCGGCACGCGTGGATGGCTGGGCCGAAATGTCCGCCATAGGGTGCGAAGGCGCAGGCGCCATGCTGGCCATCGGCGACGTGCTGATCCCCGCGCATGGCGAACAGATCGCCACCGCCTATGACGACAGTTTCAACCAGACCCCGGCGCGACTACTACGCAGCGCCGAAGGCCTCGGCTATCGCGGACGGATCGTCCATTATGTAGGGATGAGCCATTATTTCCGGCTCGAGCCGCTGGGCGGCGGGCATTACGTGAGCCTTGCCGGCGGGGTGCTGAACGAACCCTGCGCGGCCTGGCACCGATCCTTTGCCGAACACGCGAAGATCCGCGATTTCGACGTGATCTGGTCGCTATCCTACGAATTGTTCGACGCGCATTGCTGGAACGACTGGAAGCAGCGGGCGCATGACGGATCGCCCGCGCTGACCGGGTGGGAACCGCCATCGACCCTGTTGTCGCCCGCGCATGAGGGCGCGATGAGCTATCTGCGGCAGGTCGCAAACGCCTTCGTTGCGATTGCGCAGGCCGCGGGCCTTTCCGTGCTGTTCCAGATCGGCGAGCCGTGGTGGTGGGTCCAGCCCGACAGCGGCGCGCCCTGCCTGTACGATAATGCGACGCGGGCCGCGCTGGGCGGATCGCCTGCGATAATCGCGGATATGCGTGCGCCGATCGAGGAAGCGCAGCGCAACGTGCTGGACGCGGCGGGCGCATTGCTGGCCCAGTCGACCGCCGCGCTGGCGCAATCGGTGCACGATGCGGCAGGCGGCGCGGCGGAGATCCTGCTGCTGGCCTTTACGCCGACCGTGCTGAACCCGAGCATGCCGGAACTTTACCGCGCGAACCTGCCGACGGGCTGGGCATGGCCCGCCTTCGACCGGCTGCAGCTTGAAGATTACGACTGGCTGACGGACGGAGCCGATGCCGAACGACGGCGAGGCATCGCCTTCGTTACCCAGAGGCTCGGCTATCCGGTCGCCCGGCAGGATTACATGGCCGGTTTCGTGCTGCTGGCAGACGATGCCGAAACCTGCTGGCCACGGATCGACGCCGCGCTGGACGAGGCGCGCGAGCGCGGCGTGACCCAGCGGTTCGTCTGGGCGATGCCGCAGATATCGCGCGACGGTTACACCCGCCTGCCACCACCCGGAGAAGACCCAATGATCCCATTCGACGATGTCGCCTATCCGCTTACGCTGGGCCGGGACGCGGCGGCGTGCCCTGAATTTTCGACCTCTGTCGCGGTGACCGCATCGGGACATGAATATCGCAATGCGCTGTGGTCCGATGCCCGGATGCGATACGATGTCGGTCCGGGGATAAGGTCCGAAGCGGAACTGGGCACACTGATTGCCTTCTTCCGCGCGCGATACGGCCCTGCCCGCGGTTTCCGCCTGCGCGATCCTTTCGATTTCAGTTCCGCCGCGATGACCGGCACGCCGTCGGCCAGCGATCAGCGCATAGGAACGGGCGACGGCATGGCCAGCCGGTTCCGACTGGTGAAGAATTATGGCGAGCAGCAGCGCCGGATCACCCGCCCGCAACCCGGCAGCATACGCATTGCCGCCGGAGGTGTGGAGACTGCGGCCTGGCGATACGAGGCGGGCGGGTGGATCGTGTTCGACAGCGCGCCGCCAGCGGGCGCGCCGATCACGGCAGGCTATCTGTTCGATGTGCCGGTGCGCTTTGCCGAGGACCGGCTGGACGTCAGCGGTGTGTCCTTTGCCGCCGGCGAGGCGCCTTCCGTTGCGCTGATCGAGATACGCGAGGCCGCATGAGACGCGCGTTTCTTGCGAGCGAGCTCGACACGACGGCAAGCTGGTGGCGCATCTATCGCTGCGACGGCGTTACGCTGGGCTTTACCACGCACGACCGCGATCTGTGGTTCGACGGCATCGTCCACCGCGCCGCGCCGGGCATGCTGCCATCGGCCATTCGCGTGACATCGGGATTCGAAGACGATCCCGGCGATATCGAAGGCGCATTAAGCCATGCGAGCGTGACGGCGGCCGATCTGGCCGGTGGCCGCTTCGATGCAGCGAAAGTCGAATGCGGCGTGGTCGATTGGGAGACGCTGGAGCGCGCATCGCTTTATTCAGGGTCCATCGCGGGCGTCACCAGCAAGGGGGCGGGGTTTCGGGCCGAACTGGAATCGGCGAAGGTGCGACTGGCGCACGACCCGATCCCGGTGACCGGCCCGACTTGCCGGGCACGGTTCTGCGGCCCGGGTTGCGGATTGAACCCGGCAGCGTTCGAAAAGCGTGTGCGCGTGACGGCGATCGACGGGGACACGCAGACCTTGCGCGTCGATCTGGCCGATGCATCAGCCTATCGCTTCGGGAGCCTGCGCTGGATGGATGGCCCCGCCACCGGGCTTTCAGCGCGGATCGTCGACACGGACGGGCCGGTGCTGATGCTGGCGGGAAGGATCGACCCCGACTGGTCGCCGGGTCTGCGGG